TTTTTCATATAACTAAATACTTCGGAGGACTAATGTGGAGAAGTTGTGGCTAAACCTAATAGTAAAGAAGGTTTGAAGGAATACGCTCTTAGGAAACTTGGAAAGCCAGTTTTGGAAATCAATGTTGACGATGATCAGATTGATGACCTGATTGATGATGCTATTCAAATTTATCATGAGAGACATGGTGAAGGCATTGACAGAGTATTTTTAAAACACAGAATTACTGAGGCAGAAAAAGAAGTAATGCTTGGTAATCCTACCACTACCACTGCGACTAGCACATTTGGTGGTCTTACTTCTGTAGATTACACAGAGGGTTCAAACTATCTCCCTTTGCCAGACACTATTATAGGAGTCCAGAAGGTATTTAAGATGGACTCATCGACTATCTCTGCTGGTATGTTTAATCTTAAATATCAGATATTCCTTAATGATTTATACTACTACGGAGCAATTGATTTACTCAACTATGCGATGACTAAATCATATCTAGAAACGCTTGATTATATACTCAACCCAGATGTTCAGATAAGATTCAATAAGAAAAACAGCAGATTATACTTAGATATAAATGTAAAAGAACTCACGAATGATGATTTCTTAATCATAGATTGTTTTCGTATTGTAGATCCAGAAAGTGAAACTAATGTTTATAATGATGTCTGGCTTAAGCAGTATACCACATCTTTAATAAAAAGACAATGGGGACAGAATCTCATTAAATTTACTGGCGTCAAATTGCCTGGAGGATTGGAACTTAATGGTAGACAGATATATGATGATGCAGTCATGGAGCTAGAAAAACTTAATGAAACTCTCATGCAAGAATATGCAATGCCACCACTAGACTTTATTGGATAATGCCTTTATCACCCTTCTTTCTACATGGATCTCCAAGTGAACAAAGACTAGTTCAAGACTTGGTGAACGAACATTTAAAATTGTTCGGACAGGATGTATTGTATCTTCCTAGAAAAATAGTAAATCAAGACACTGTAATAAGAGAGATACAAGCATCTAAGTTTGATGATAGTTTTAGAATAGAAGCATACCTTGTAAATACAGACGGATTTGGTACGCCATCTGATGTCTTAACTAAATTTGGTGTCAAGGAGCAAGATGAAATAACACTAATCGTATCAAAAGAAAGATACGATGATTTTATTACACCATTTATAAATCTATTTCCAGAGAGTGAAAGAGTTAATGCTAACTCTCCACATGAGGGTGATTTAATTTATCTACCACTAGATAATGGTTTGTTTGAAATCAAATACATTGAAAGAAAAGTACCTTTCTACCAAGTAAATGATCTATTCATGTATGAGTTTAGGTGTGAAATCTTTGAGCCTGAGGATGTGGCTATTGATCTTCCTGATGGATTAACAGATAAGAATGGCGAAGATATTGAAGAAAGTCTTATCACTGAGAGACAGGTGATTACTTTACAAATGGAGAAAGAGACAACACAAAATGCTGAGGCATATGTATCTCTTGCATCCACATTTGCTGGTGTTAAATCTGTACAACGTGTTCCAATGTTTGATGGTGGTAATTATAGAGGAACTCCCAACGTAACAATACACAAACCCACAAGAGGCAACCAAGCCACTGGTACAGTAACCGTTGCTGAAGGTGGTATAGACACCGTAACTTTAACTTCTGGTGGATCTAATTATCTAAATGTGCCTTCTGTAAGTTTTACACCACCAAATAAAGTAACATCATCTCAGATCAAGTTTGGAAATAACTCCCTACACCATACTTCTATCACAGATGTAATTGGTGCTAACTTCAAGTTTCTAAGTAATGTGGATTCTAGAGATAGTGGTAATGGTAGACTATCATTAAGTTTCTGGTTGTATCCCACTAAGTTTGACCCAGCAGTCAATGGTGGAACAGTCATGTGGACTGATAGATTCAAGATATATTATAGAGAAACAGGTAACATAGTGTTTGCTTCTGGTTCTGGATCTATTGAAAACACAACACAACTCAATCTAAATGCTTGGAACTTTATCAGAGTAGAACAATACAACACTGATGCAACTATATCTGTAAACGGAACTGCAAGTAATAGTCTTAATACAGCAAACCCAATCATGTTCTTTGCAGGCGATACCCTGAAATTAGGTGCTGATGCTTCAGGACAAGGTTTCATTCCATCCCAAACTGCATCGTGGGAAGGATATATGGATCACATTACTCTTAACTTGACTGGCGATAATGCTACAAGTAATAATAGTGCAACACAAGTCCCAAGTTCAGAAACATCACAAGAGACTGATATTGTCACATCAACCACGGCACAGTTTATTCGTAAGTTAGATAATGAACACCCCATAGTCACATGTACAACTAACGCAGATAGAGAAGTATCTGTATTGACAGTGGAATATGAGGGATGGGGATATACCTCAATTCCTATAATGACAATAGAACAACCTAATATAGGAACTCAAGCAACTGCTGTTGCGATTATGACAAGTAGATCTGGTGTATCTAATCAATCTGTTGACAGAATATTATTAATTAATCCAGGCACAGGATATACCTCACCACCTCAAGTGGTATTTACTGGTGGTTCCCCTGTATCCACTGCTATTGCCACTGCGGTTGTTTCGGAGGCAGTATTAGGGCCTATAGGAATTACAACTGGTGGTAATGGTTACAATTTCACACCCACAGTTGGTATTACTTCTGTGTATATACAACAGTCTAATGAAACTATACCTCTATTACAAAATGCAAAGGCAGAGGCAGTGGTTAGCACATCAGGCACTGTGACTCAAATTAGATACAGCAATGCTGGTGCTGGATATACTAATACAATACCTTACGTTGCTATCAGTTCAGTCACTTCCAATTCCTTTGGTGAGTATGAAAGAGACGAAATAGTAAAAGGTGTTTCTACAGGGACTAGTGCTATTGTTGCTAGTTGGAATACGAGAGATCAGATTCTCCAAGTTACACTTCCATCAGGAGATTTTGGAGTTGGTGAAGTAATTGTTGGTGCTGGTGCAAGTTACAGAATTTTATCAATAGAATCTGACATAGATGGAGATAGAGAGTTTGCTCAAAATGATACTTTTGAAACAGAAGGCGAAACTCTTCTGGACTTCTCAGAAAGAAATCCTTTTGGGGAATTCTAAATAGTTTCATAAGGTGGTAATATTATGTTAACAAATCATTTCTATCATGAGATCATCCGCAAGACAATTGTGGCTTTCGGAACATTGTTTAATAACATTGAGATCCAACATACAGACAAGGCTGGCAAGACAATAAGTGTTGTCAAAGTTCCTATATCTTATGGCCCACAACAAAAATTTCTAGCAAGAATATCTCAAGGTAGAGAATATCAAGACGGTGTAGGAACTACATTGACTTTACCTAGAATGTCTTTTGAAGTTATAGGTATGAGTTATGACGCAACTAGAAAAGTTTCTACAATGCAAACTTTTAAGGCGGTCAATAAAAACACCAACAAAATGATAAAGGCTTTCATGCCTGTGCCTTACAATATTAATATGCAACTTAGTATCCTTTCCAAATTAAATGAGGATGCGATACAAATAGTAGAACAAATACTACCTTACTTCCAACCAGCCTTCAATCTTACTATAGATTTAGTAGATATCATTGGTGAGAAAAGAGATATGCCTATCACTCTGGAGGGAATCCAGATGGAAGATAACTATGAAGCAGACTTCTTGGAAAGAAGAGCATTGACATATACATTGAACTTTACTTGTAAGACATACCTATTTGGCCCAATCAATAACAGTAGTGATGGATTAATCAAGAAAGTACAGACAGATTACTATTCAGAGACTGCTAACCTCAAGATCGCAGCTAGACAACAAAGATACACTGCAACACCAGCTGCAATTAAAGACTATGATACTGATAATACTGCAGCAACTAACGAAACTATAGATACCATTAGAACTGAGTTTGATCTTAACAGTGCGATAGCGTTCAGAAAAGGAGATTATATACAGATAGATGAGGAGAAAATGTTGATTAGATCCATCACTGGTAATAGAATCAAAGTTAAAAGAGGTATGTTCACTAGTGTAATTCAGCCACATGACATCAACGTACCAGTAAATGTAATCAACGTCCAAGACGATGTATTTGTTTCTGAGGGTGATGATTTTGGATTCGGTGAAACCAAGACTGATTTTGCTGATGGTGAAATTTACAGTAGTAGTAAAGGAAGGGATTCTGAATTATGATTGAAGACGAAAATTATGATGCAATAGAAGAGGCTCTGGAAATTACTGACAGAGGTGCTGAAATAATGAAAAAAGAACCTGTATCTAAACCCATCAAGAAAGTAAAATCAGGAAAAGAAGATCTAACTAAAGACTATGAATATAGTAGAGCTCAGTTATATTCTTTAGTTGAGAAAGGTCAGGAGGCTGTTGATGGTGCATTAGATGTTGCACAACAATCTGATTCTGCAAGAGCATACGAAGTTGCTGGACAACTTATTAAACATGTAGGTGACGTAGCAGATAAGTTAGTTGATCTTCAGAAAAAAATGAAAGATATTGATGAGGTAAATATTAAGCAGAACACCACCAATGTCACTAACAACTCTCTATTTGTAGGAAGCACATCTGAACTACAAAAAATGTTGAAAAAAATGAACAAGGAGAACGATAAATGAAAAGATTTAGAACTTTGAGAGAAGAAAATTGGAGAAGACTAAACAAGTATGGTGCAACATACACTATTACTTTTCAATTCAGAGGCCAAACTAAATTGATTCAAATGTTCTTTCCACAGAGAGCAAGACCTTTGAAGAGAGATGTTCAGAGTGAATTGGATAAAGTGTATCCAAGTGGTAAAGTATTATACTTTGCGCCATCTGAAAAAGATCCAACGAAACCTTTATTAGTAATTGACCCCTGATAGATCATGATACAGCATGAACAATACCTTGGAAATCCTAATCTAAAAAAAGCAAACGTTGCTCAGAACTTTACTAAGAAACAAGTTGCTGAGTTTCTAAAATGTGCAGCTGACCCTGTATATTTTGCACAGAAATATGTAAAGATCATCAATTTGGATGAGGGTTTAGTGCCATTCAAGATGTATGATTTTCAAGAAAAGTTAGTACATAATTTTCATAATAACAGATTCAATATATGTAAGATGCCTCGTCAGTCAGGTAAGTCAACGACTGTGGTATCTTACCTTTTACACTACGCCATCTTCAACGATAGTGTTACAGTAGGTATTCTTGCAAACAAAGCACAGACTGCAAGAGATCTACTAGGTAGATTACAAATTGCATATGAGAACTTACCCAAGTGGATGCAACAGGGTATTATTGCATGGAACAAGGGATCTATGGAATTGGAAAACAAATCCAAGATCATTGCTGCATCAACCTCTGCATCAGCTGTTCGAGGTATGTCATTCAATATTATATTCTTAGACGAATTTGCGTTCGTTGCCAACCATTT